CACGACTTAGTCAAATTTTCCGATCGTTTTGAGCTACGTTAAACACTCCGTGCATCTGCGTATCAAATGCTGCTCATCATCATTGCTACACTTTGCTTTGCTGTGCTTTACTGGTGGACTCGTACCACCAGACCCCAAGCTATAAGTGTTGCTGTTGAGAGGCACGTCGTCAATGTTATGGCCAACATTGATGATGAGGGACTTGCTTCTGATGAAGAAGAGGGTAAGGTGTTCTTTGATCCTACCATGAAGAAGAGTAGGTTTCAGGCGAAGATTGTTGCTATCGCCAAAGTTGAGTTTGGACTCCTCCCGCGCACCACAGCCAATCGGTTGATGGTTCGCAAGTTCATGAGGGATTACATGCGAGAAAAGTTAATGCGCCCCACTCACATTATTCAACATTTGGATGTGAGTGTCGCGTGTTTCTTCATACCGAGTGATCAGGACATTACTGCTCACCAGTTTGGAGCCACTCGCGAGGCTTTGAACCGTGAAGGTATGATGACTAGCCTTTGGGAATCTGCGTATGGACACTTAGGTGCCATGCTCGGGTTCTCTAAGAGCTAGGGGTGCCTGGGTGTGATGACGGGGGTTGAGGCAAAACAGTCCAAGCTGTCTCATCCCGCATTGACCGTCAGTCCACGCTTGGGTGCTATTCCGCATGTGCGGAAGTTTTTTCAGGTAGTTGGTGCGTCAATGAGCAACAATTACCTTGTACATAATTCCTCCCTTAATAATCTAGCTCGGGGTGTTTTGACTAGAGTGTTCTATGTCAAGGGTGTGCGACCACCGCAACCAGCCCCGGGGATCTATGGTAGTAGGCTCCGATATTTTCGGACTGCGATTTTAAAATGTTTCCATTCGACCACCCCTGTGTCTCGACAAGAATTTGTTGAATATTACACGGGTCGCAAACGAGACATTTATCAACGCGCCGTCGATTCGTTGCTTTGCAGCAGCATCAAACCGAAGGATGCTACCATAAGGGCTTTTGTCAAAGCTGAGTTTATCAACTCAGATGACAAGCCTGATCCTGATCCACGTGTTATTTCTCCTCGTGATCCTAGATACAATGTTGAAGTTGGGCGTTACTTAAGACCGATTGAACACCGAATTTATGGTGCTATTGCACGTATGTTCGGTGATCCAACCGTTCTTAAAGGCTATAATTCCAAACAAACCGGTGAGATCTTTCTTTCCAAATGGAATTCATTCCGTCAACCTGTGGCGAT